CAAAACTACCCGCGTGGTTATCGTTGCAAATATTAACAACGTTTATTTTAGTATAATATTTTACCAATTCATCAATCATAGCGATTTTAAACTTCAAACCTATATCAAACGCTTTTTGGTTATCCATATTTTGAGGCAAAGCGTGTCCGCCTCTCGTAGTAAACCCGTCGAAACCGTCCATAAAATCACCTAAATCATTTAAAAATAAAGTTTGCGACCTTTGACTTTTTACAATTTCATTAACGAATATTTGTAATCGATTAAATATTTCGGCTTCATTCCAAACGCCATCGTACAAAGAATAACCGTTTTTGTTTACGTCCATTCCGATATGCACATCGGTAAATACTGCTCGGTCAAATAAAGATATATCTTTGGCAATTCCTAAATTACTTATTTTTATCGGTTGTACTTTATCTTTAAAAATAGATAAGAAGTCGATGTCTTCAATCGCTTTCTCTTGAGGCGTTTTAAAAAGCGGATTAGTAACTCTTACGCTTTCGTGTTTAGTTTTTAGCCATAACATTGGTGATGTGTCGGGACTTACTTCAACACTTTCACAAGCATTTAAAATACCCTCGTTGGCTCTTAACTTCATTAACTCGATTTGTTTGTCGGGCGTAAGTCTGTAATTCCTATTTTCGTTTAAAGTTAAGCCTAACATTAAGGCTAAATTGTCTTTTATATGAAACCGTTTATTCCCGTCTTTACTCATAAAAAAATATTTAAGTTTTACCAAAGGTAATAAAACTATTTAAAAATAAGGCGGTTGCGGTGTTATTTAGAATTGGTATAAATAACCCACTATTTAGAACGAATATAAATAACGTCTAAAATTTGCGGGAATGGAAAAATGTTGTAGATTTGAAAAAAGGATAAATAATTTTTTCATAAAAGGTTTGGTTAAATTAGGAAACTCTACTCAATCGGTAGGGTTTTTTATTTTTATGAAATATGCTTATAATTTATGAAATATACTTATTATACCCGATATGATAAGAAATTCGATTATTTTTATCATTCTATACCCTATTGGTATAAAAAAAGGGTTTTACTTTACAATAGCTTTCCACTTAGCCAATTTCTTACGCCTATCTTCTAAGCCATTTGTGCCACCGTTCACGCGTTTTGTAATTCCTATTAAATCGTCTTTATCTGCTAAGGCGTTTAAACCTTTCTTACTCCAAAACCAACAAGCGGACAAAATAGCATTTACTTCGGTTGCTAATAAATCGGGATTGTTTACGAAATCTATCCCCGTGTCTTTGCTTAGTGCTAAGTAATTATAACGCCCCGTAACTTGAATATAGCCACGCCCTCGAAATCTAAATCCGTCACCTACTTCGGTATTGCCTAAATCTTTGCGCCCCTCGTATTTATCAAAATACGCTTTGTTGCCTAACTCGGTTAAGTATTTAAACCCCCCGCTTTCGTGGTCAATTTGCGCTAAGAAGTGCGCTAAACGTAAAGGTGTGTTTATGTGGTAACCGTTTAATAGTGTTTTATATTTTTTGTGTATCATAACGAAAACATTTTTTTAATTAAAAGTCCTAAAGTAACGAAAACTACACCCGCTGAACCACGCCCCCAAAATTTGATATCGCCAACGGTTTGGTTTAAACTTTGTATTTCAGATTGATGTTTTTCAACTTTACTTTCTATTTCTTTCGTTAAAGAATAAAGACCTTTGTTTCCGTTTAAATCATTACCCGCTATTAACGAAATAAGATTATTAACGCTTTTTGTTAATTGCTCAACGTCTTTTTTTAATTCTTTGTGATGCGCTTCTCTACGGCTATCTGTTGCCATTAAATAAGATACCTTTTCTTTTTCTGTTTTCGGTACAAATTCACTCATTCCCCTAAAGTGTTTGTTATGTTTTCATTAGTTTTTTGTGTACGGTATATCGACCACCCCCCAGCGCCGATAAATCCTAAAAACACAAATTCTTTTACGTCAAAGTTTGGCACAAATAACGGTAATATAGCGTAAATAGTAGCCACCCAAAAAGCACTAAAAGTCATTATGCGCTTTTGACTCCATTTACCGTTTACCATTAATGTGTCCTTTAATAATTTCATTTCTTTAAAACCCCGTAAATAAAATTAACGGTTAATATGTTAGTGTAAAAATAAAAATAAGTTTGATTGCTTGTGTATGGCTGTATTAAATTTAACAAAGCCAATACAACGATTGTGAGGCACGAACTTTTAATAAACGGTGTGTAACTATTCCAATTAAACAAACCGTGTATTAAGGCGAAAAAACACGCATAACTTTCAAAAGTATCTATATCGCTAAAGCGCATTGCGTACCAACTGCAATTAAATAATAAGGCTAATAAAAAAACTACATACCCGATGCAAATAACAACGGGTAAGTAGCTAAGTAATATGTTAACCTTTTTAAGCATTTACGGTTTAGGTGGTCTTGGACTTCCTACCTCTAATAAAGTTAAACCAACTTCTTTTAAAACCGCTTGTGCTTTTGCAATCGCTTCTTGTTGCTCCTTTGTCAATTCTGTAATTTCCATTTATATACTTGTTTAAAATTTCCACTTAAATATATTTCTTAACCAATCGATAATCACTACGCCAATAGCTATACTAAACAACCAACTCGGCACGCAAAAGGCATAGGCAAATAAACCGCCTAAAATAAAACCGCCCGAAGTTAGTTTAACGTCTAAGTCACTAAAAGAACCGTTAGATATTTGCTCTTGTATCCACTCATTTACTAAACCCGTTACACCGCCAAATATTGCGGAAATGATAATAATAGGCAGTAACTTATCAGCGGTAAACTCGCCCCACGCTAAATTCGTTACCGTTGCTATGTAATTCCAAAGTATAAACCCGATAATTATGTGTAAAGCGTTTCTCATTATATTGTTGTTTTAGATTTCATTAAAGTAATATAACACAATGTTTGAACAAAACTATCACTTGCGCTATTTGGCTGTATAGCTACAATAAAATAGTTATCTACAGCGGGGTTAAAAGCTGTGTTGCTAATAGCTACGTTATTTGTAGCCTCATCTGTAACAGCACTTTGAGCAACTGGAAAACTTTCTAAAATATTACCGCTTTTTAGCGTATAAGTACGGTCTAAGGAAAAATATACGTTATTAGCATTTGGTGTTATTGTCCCTAAAACACTTGCGCTCAATAAACTCACACTTGTATTCGTGTAAAGTCTAAATATACTATTTGCATTTGTCCCTGTTTTAGAACAAACCGCTTTAAAGTCAATCGTATCGCCTACCGCCAAAGTATTAGCTGGAATTAAGTAAGATTTCAAAATTGTATTGGCTACTGTACCCGTTACAGGCGAACTATCTACATTGTCGTTTAAAAGCGTTCTAACTCGGTTATCGATTTGCGCTTGTGCATTACTGCTTAAAGAGTTGATATACTGAAACTCGGTATTTGAAACGCTACCGTCTGCGATTTTCGTTGCGTTCATTCCGTTATCAATAGTCCAAACAGTACCGCCACTTGAAACGGTAATATCGCCTTTGTCGCCGTCGGTTACTCCCCCCGTAATATCCGCTAAGGTTGCAATTTGTGAAGATGCACCCGTTGGTAGTGGGTAATCGATACCGTTGTTAATGATTTTGTTTAAATCAAAAATACTTGCGTCAGACGCAAGTAAACTACCTACAAATAAAGCTCCATTTGTTAAAGATGAAAAATAATCAGGATTTCCAAAAGCATAATTTACAATCCCCTCTACTCCAATAACACTCGATAGAATTCCATCACTATAAACATTAATAAGTTTATTAACCGTATCAACTTCAATATAATTATCGACATCAATAACAAATTTAACGTTGTTTGTTGTTTCGCTACCCTCGTCCGTTACTTGTTGTAAGTTAGGGGTAGCACCGCTCAAGTTAACAACAGGGTTTAGCGGGTCTGTATTATCAACTGCCGAACCTGTAACGCTTTGAACTGCGCCCGATAATGGTGCAATAGGAATTTCAACAGCTATTTCCCAATGGTCATCAACTGACATAATAGCGTTTAAAGACTCGGTACAAATAATATCAGGGAAACCGTTAACGTTTAAAAAAGTACCTACACCGCATAAAAAGAAGCTTGGATTTTCGGGAATATCAGGCAACTGTTGACCGTCTGTTACCGATATAGGCAAATAACCTACTCCTGTGCTTGTTTCAATAGTTGAAGCCACCAAAGTAACTAAATCGCTAATCGGTGATGATACTAATTCTGTACCGTTTGTATGCGGAAATAAACTTTCTAAAGTTAAACCTGAATTCGCTAATTGGTCAACTCTAATAGTTGTAATGTTTTCGGGATTTATTGCCATTTTATTATAGTTTCATTATTTTTAATAATACGATGTAAGGTTGCATATTCTTATCTGTACCGCTCACTCCTGTGCTTTCAGTTGCAAAAGTACCTTGTGCGCTCGCAGCTTCAAAAGCAGGGAAACCTGTACCCGCTGCGTTTGTGTTTACTCTTAAATTATGCGTATGCGCTACAACAACAGCGTCTTTAGAACCTCCAAAAGCACCAATAACGTTGTAGTTGTTTCCGTAACCGATACTAACCAATCCGTCCATTGGTGGTGTTCCGTTTTGTCCGTTACATATCGCCCAACCCTCCATAATTCCCGTACCTAAACCCGTACCGTCGAAATTAGTATCGATGTAGGTTTGGTTAACCCACAAATCCCTAACTTCAAACTGAAACGCATTCGAGTTAGTATTGATAAAGTCAACTACCTGCTGACCTGTTACCTGCTCTAAATCAGTACCGTTTTCAACTGCAAATTTAGAATCCACAGTTACCGAACCGGTAGGCAATTCGCCTACTCTTATTGTTGTTATTTCACTCGGATTAATTGCCATCTTTCGTTTTAATTATAAAGTTTGCATCTGTATTAGTTGTTAATACTACGTCAGGATCACCGTCATTCAATACAAATTCGCCTAAAGTTCGTGTTAATGGCTCACCGTAACCTGTTAAAGTCCCTGAGAAAGTTAAATATTCGCCAACACTTGAAGCCTCGGATATTTCACTAACGTAAGCCTTACCGTAGTCAACAATCGGGAATATACTTCCTTGTATTTTCCAATCTAAAAGCGTTCTACTACGTTTGAGTAACTTTAAACGGTCATAACTCGCAACTGTAAACGTTCCACCTGCTACGGTTGTGTTTATTTGTATTCCCTCAAAACTAATTGTGTAATTTTGATTTGTAGGTCTTGACGTTGCCCACCCTGAGTTATCCCTTGTCATAGTAGGTAACATTTCTGAGCTTTCAGAAATTGAGTTTGAAGTTAGACACCCAACAGGTAACCAATTCCCTAAGTATTTAACGTACAAAATTCTATCTTCACCGCTTGTGTATTCCATAGTCCAAAGATATAAAATTATTTAGAATGATTTTAAATAAGGTTAATTTATTTTACCCTACGATTGTAGGTTTAACATTTGAGTTGCCATAATCAGGGGATATTTCGTAACTTATATCGGCTAAGTCAAAGTTGTAAAACTGCATAAACTTAATATTTGATTTATTCTCTTTAATATCGTAATCCCACTCAATAGGCATAAACAACCCTGTAACATTATCAATAGTAACAACTGACATATAAGGTATTTCGCCAAAAACACTACCTGAAAACACCTTTATAGGGCTTGACTGAATTCGTAAATCGTCCATTGCCGAAATACCTAAAATTGGTAACGCTTCTGTTTTACCTTTTCTGTTCCACGTTTCTGTAAATGTTTCTAAATCTTCTTTGTAAAAGCTACCGATTAAAGTTCTATCACCGTCACCGTTAAACACTTTTTGATTTTCTTTTGTAATTGAAGACGGTGGTAAAATACGGCTAACTGTATGATTTTCGCCAACTATTCCCGAACCGCTTATAGTAGTGTCTAAAATATCTATTTTTAAAACCTCACCTATTCCATTAGGATAAAACGCAAAGTCTTGAAATGTTATCGGTCTGTAAATAGTAACTGTTATATCACAGTTGTTTGGCACTTCATTAGCTTTTACTTCTAAATTCGCAAAATACTCACTTGCGTTTAGTTTACCACAATTAAAAGAAATAGTTGTAGCTGAACTTGACCAAGTACCGTTTTTTCTTAAATAATATCCGTCGCTCGTTTCCACTCTAAAATAAAATGTTTGTCTTCTGTATTTTGTTCTAACGTTAAAGTTAAAAGTTAATAAAGTAGCAGATTCAACAGTTACAGCGTCAGACTCTATAACATTGACTAAAGTAATAGTTGGAAATGGAAACGTATATAATCCAGGCAACATCAAAACACCCGATACATCGTTAGGGTCGTTTATTAAAATCCCGCTTGGTAAAGACGGGTTTACAGTCCAATTATCGTAATTCAAATCCTCATCGTGGTTTAAATTTGGATTGTCTAAAATACCGTTTATAAAGCCATATTGATAATTCAAACGGTAGGCACTAATTGCGCCTTTAACCTCAATTTGTTGGTTATTATCGCAATGGTGAGGATAAAAGTTATTTATTTGCGAGCCTAAAGTCTTATTTAAGTTCTTTAAAAAAGTAGTGTTTGTGTCTTGATTTATAAACGTTGTAAATCCGTTAGCTTCTAAATCGTTTGGTCTGTATATCCACCACTGCCCGTCTTGTTGTGTTAAAACGCCTGAAAACAAGTTTAACATAGAAGTTAAAACCTCGTTACAGTCGCTTAAAACAGGGTCGTTACCATCTTTAACAAAACGCTCGGAATTAACGTAAACGTCTTTTAAAACGTTTGTACCGCTGTAGCCTGTATATTCTAAATTTATACTTGTATTTATTGTAAGGCTTAAGCGTGTACGGTCTAAACATGCTTTTATCACATCGTACATCGACATTTTACCTGTAAATCTTAAGCCGTTAGTTTGAACAAAAGATAAATCTTTTAATGCGCCTAAACCGTCCGTGCTTTCAATATTTACATACCAAACATCGTTAACAAAAGATTGTTGCACCCCGTCAGGCTTAATGTAACCCTCGTAAATAACAACATCGTTTTTTAATAGTTCGGTTTTATAAGTAAACTCGTCCGCCAATAAAAATTCATCAAAAGTAACCGATTGGTTGGCTTCTAAAGATATGTTTAAACCCGTTCCACGTATAGGGGTTAAAATACTGTCAACGCTTGATTTATTAATAGTAATGTTTCCGTATATTTCACTTGAATTACCGCTATAATTTTCTTTGTATATGTTTAGTCTATAATTACCGTAAATAATATAATAAATTAAGTTAATACCGCTCGGCTCTACGTCTTGAGTTGTGATATCAATATTTGCGTTTATAAGGCTATCAACTGTAACGGTTGCATCAGCATTTACAAAGGCTTCAATCGTATTCCCTACAATACTATAAAATACCAAATCGCTTACAAATATAGTCCGCAATAAATCGAGAGTTTTCTGTATTGTTTCTTCTAAGTTTGCGCCTATTTCGATTGAGTTAATTCCGCTTGGTGTTCCGCCTATTGGGATATACTCAACTATAACATCCGAACCTCCACTATTATAGTAAATATCGTAACCGTCAACAGAAAGCGAATAAGCAAAACCTGCCCCGCTCGTTACAGGTTGTGCGCTAAAATCAATTATTACTTTTTTTGCCATTATCCTAATCCTAATTGTCCGCCTAAACGTCTATTTGCATTTAGCGTATTACTTAAAACTCCTACTAACTTTTGCCCTGCAATTTCAAACACTACCGTACCTCCATCGCTACCACGTGAGGCAAAACTGCTACTTGTGAAACTGCTATTGTTTGCGCCTGAACCGCTACCGCCTGAAACGCCACCACCACCGCCAATACTGTTACCTATTGATTTTGATTTGCTGCTAAAGAATGAACCCAAAGCAACCAAAGCAACACCCGCAGCGATTGCAACAGCAGGGTTAAGCGATTTTAAGGCTGTTTTAATAGCCAACAAACTAACCCCTATCTGAATAGCCATTTTACCCATTTCTACCAATAACCCACCTAAACTTGAAAGCAAAGCAACACCAACGGCTTCTAAAACACTGCCACCATTTGCGATTGCGTCACCGATTGCAAACCCTATCCCCGCAAAAGTGTCGGCTATTGCGCCCGATATAATTTGACTTGCCCTTGCATTTAGTTCGCCTAAAGCGATTATTATTTCTTCGTTTCCTTTTCTAATAGCTTCACGAGATAAAAGCATTGAGCCTTTAATCGTATTTGGTAGCTCTTTTATTTTGTTTCCGAATTGGTCAACTTGCCCGTTAAACGTTGCAATTCCTAAAGTATCGAAAACAGGTGCGGGTACGATTGTTTGTTGTATTCCTGATACTTGGGGGGTATTGAAAGTTTTAACAGGCTTTTGTATTTCCTCTTTTAACTTTAAACTTGCAGCAACGTTTTCGTTTATTCTTTTAGTCCACTTAGCTTGTGCTTCAGCGTTTTTATTTAATTGGTTTTGGTTGTTTATTAAATCTGTTTCTAAACCGTTTAATGCCAATCTAATACCTGCAATACCTTGACCCGCTCCTGAACTAATATTTTTGTTAATTTCAACTAAACCTTTTTGTAGCTTTTTTTGTTGGTCAAGTAATTTAATTCTATCCTCCTCAAGTTTGTATTGTTCCTCCGCTAATTTTACCAATTCCTCAGTAAAAGCTTGGGCTTTTGCTTTTGCAATTAACGCCTGAGTAACCCCCTCAACAGCTGTTTTTACATTGCCATTTAATATTTCCTCTTTTGATAAATTACCAAAATATCCGGGATATGTTTTTTGTAATTCATTAACAGCTATTAATCTATCTTTCATTGATAAATTAACGTTTGATGATGCCGAAACTAAGGCGTTTAAACCTGATATTTCAGAGGCTGAATTTTTAACAGCCAACTCATTCGCTTTTTTTAATGATGCGCCAAACTCGTCAAAATTACCCGTAATCTTATCAATAACATCACCTACACTTAATCCACTTTGCGCCAACAAAGTCAATCCCGTAGTAAGCAACGAAACTCCTAACAAAATACCACCGCTCCCCGCTAAAGACGAACCCAAAGCTTTTAATGCGCCACCTGTTGAACCTGTAGCGTTTTTAAGATGCGTAAAACTTTCAACGGTTGCTGTAATATTGTTACCGATACCAATAATTCCAAACGGTGCATCCTGAGCGATACGGCTAAATTGTAAAAGCGCGTTACCACCGTTTACAGTACCCGTTTTAAAATCTTTACCGATTGCGTTGCCTGTATCTTTAACGGTAGTTTTTAGTTGGTTCAGATTGTTTTTAGCGTCTTTAATTTGAGCGTTTATTTCGGTAGTATCTAAACCTAATTTAAGACGGTCAAGTTTGACTTTAGATAACTCCTTAATATCAAACTCGACTTCCTTTATTTTTTTGTCAAAGTCGGTTTTATCCGCTCCAATCTGAACCTCTAATTTTCCTGCGCTCATTGTTTACTTATTTTGTCTTGATACTTTTTAAATTCTCTTAAAAACGCTTCCCTTTGCTCAATACTTACGCCACCATTTGATTTTCTGTCACCGTCTAAAGGTAATAACTGCTCTTTGCGTTTAGCCATCTTTTTAGGGTCTTGATTTGGCGATATGTACGTTATCCAAAGTAACTCCCTTAACTTTCGCCATTCGTATAAATCTTTGCGCTTATAAGCAAAAAGCCTGATTTGAAATTCTGCCCACGTCATATCGTAAACGAAATCCAAATCAGGACAATTAAGCTCACCTAAAGCAAAAGAAATTACATCTTCACTCCAATTTATTTTATCGTCACTTTTTTTTTATCTTTTGTTGGCGGAACGTCTTTAACTAAAGATTGTCTAAAGGCTGTAAAGAAATCAACTACTACTGTACTATCAATTCCCGCTTCATCAACCCACTCTGTAATATCAAATACATCAAAAGGCGGGTTTTCATTTTTACGAGTATAACCAAAAGCACAAGAATAGTACATTATCAACGGCATCCATTTAAACGGATTGTTAACTATTTTTTGGTCGATTTCGTCAATAGATACACTTTCTTTCTCAAGTAAGTTTCCTAAAAAACCCAATCCAAAGTAAAACGTTCTTTTTTGACCTCCTAATTCAAGTTCGATTTGTTTCATATATTAGTCGTTAGGGTCTACACTTGTAATAGCACCGTCACCGTCTAAAGTAGCCGAGAAAGTTGTTACTTCATCACCACTACCAAAGTCAGCCGATAAGTCAGTAATGTAGGCATCACCGTAATACTTAACAGAGTCGGCATCGTCAACGTTAGTATCAAGTTTCCAAGTTACTTTTGTTTTGTTTTGTTGCAATCCAAATAAATAATCGTGGGAGGCTTTTGTATCGTCACCGCCTACAGTAGTAGTGTCGATGTATTCGCCCTCGGCATCGATTGAATAGTTAAATTGTCCCGGCGTTTTCTTTACTACACCCGGAAAACATTTAGTAGTACTTTCAATAACTGAAAGTGTAGAGTTTAAGCTGTTTGAAGTCAAACAAGCAACAGGCTTATAAGCGTCAGTATCCCAAACGTATAGAATACCTTTTTCTCCTTTAATACTCATAGTTGTTTATTTTTTTTAATTAATTAATTGTTTCAAAGATAGTAAATTATTTATAATGATTCTAAATAATTTTATTTTTTATTCTAAGGTCAAAATCACCCTGATAAAGTTACGATAAACCGTTTGTGTTTCTGTGCTACTGTCTAAGTTTGGCGGGAACTCATAACGTCTATTTAAGACTGTAAAACCGCTAATAGATATGTTTTCAATTAACCCTAAAATAGTGTTTTCCATATCGTCGTTAACTAAACGACTACCTACATTTCCTGAACCGTTGTAGATTTTAACAATATCCAAAAGCGTGTAGGTTATCCAACGGTCACCGCATTTAGTAGCCTTATCTATTTCTTTGTCCTGAGTAGATATGATAACGTATTGAGTTGGGTTATCGTCACCCGTAACCTGCATATCATAGCAGGGATAAGTTCCATTAACTGCATCATAAATAGCCTTTCTAACGTATTTATTTGGATTTACCATACTTACTCAATACTTTATTTAATTTCTCTAAATACTCAACCCTACCACGCATTAAAGCGGGATATAAAAA